ATTTTCTCCAGCAGAATCTGTAAATACTCCACTTGCAGATAAAGACATACTTCTGATACCCATATTTGCACCTAATGCTCTACCAATATCGTTTCCTGATGCTGCGTCAAATGTTGCTGAATCTTTTGCTGTTATGTCAACTGTTTCTCCATTAATAGACATTGATGTACTTCTCATTCCACCAATAACTACTGCTGTTCCACTACTATTTTCTTTCAATAAAAATGCTGAACCTTTTTGTGCCGCCATGTTATTTCTCCTTGTTTATTTTTTATTAATTATTTTTTAATTTGTCAATACAAAAACTCTAAATCTTTGCATTCCATGTGTTGTTAAACCATCATTTTCTTTTATTATATCAGAGAACTCAAATCTCATATTATTCATAGCACCTGATACTGATAGGCTTGACTCGTGTAATACATCATAAACTAATGACATAATTTCTTTTATCTCCTTACTTCCTCTATATCTTGAAAAAGTATGAATCATAAGGGTAAAATCAGTACCCTTTTTTGTTTTTGTTCCATCATCTACCATTGTTTGATCTCCGATCTTAACATAAGGAAATGCTGTATTCTCTGGTACAAAATCGTAAATATTATTTCCTCCTAACTTTGTTGTAAGAGGACTACTTGCTAATAAAGCATTATATACTGTTGTCTGTAATGTGACTGCAAAATCTGTCATTTAGTATATTCCATAATTTTTTGTTTAACTCTATTTAATACTGCATTTATAATTGGCTTTTTACTTTTTTCAAATGCTGGTAACATAAATGGTCTTGGTTGCATTTTACTTGTACCATATTCTAAAAAAGCTGAATAGTTTGCATTACTTTGTACACTTGTAACATCTCTACTTTTTTGTCTAACAATTATTTTGCTTACTAAATTTCCTGTATCACTTGCTGGTGCTTGTCCTGGAGCAGATGCTCTATGCTCTCTACGAGGATTATACATTTGATATATAACACCTGACTTTGCACCTGTCTGAATACTTTTAATTGCTTCTGTTCTAATTAACTGTCCACCACCTTTAACTATCTCTTGAAAAGGTACTTCCATATCTTTTTCTAGTTTATCTAATTGAGATAAAACTTTTTTTAAATTTTTAACACTAAATTTAATATCCATTAGTTCGCCACATCTTCAATAGCTTCTAAAGTAATATAATTATTATTATCATTCTCATCATTAATCTTAACTATATTAAAAGTTCTAGTTCCAAATTTTATTCTCATATTTGTAGTTATAGCATTTTTAGTACCATTAAACCTTATAAGAAACTCGTATGTGTGTGGGTTTTCTATTTGTCGCCCTGTCTTATCAGAAAATATTTCTTTGCCACCTTTTGGTGTCATCTTTGCGTAAGCAGTAACATAAGTAGTTCTAGCAGTAGTAAAACCACCCATACTATCAGTAGATAGAACAGCATTCTGCAAAGTAATTAAATTTTTAGTTTTACCTACTCTTGATACTGACATTTTATGCTCCTAAAAAGTTATTTAATCTTAAAACCTTATATGGTTTAAATAGCATTCCTACTGTATTAGGTATTAGATTAACATTCATACTTGTAGCTATCTCTCTATTTTCATAAAGATGTAAAGCTAACATTTTAATTCCTTGTACTAAAGGCTTTGGTACATCACTTGCCGCATTACCATATCCTGCTCTAAATTTTATTTCATAAGCATTAGCATTTCTTAATTCAGAAGCAGTCGGCCAACTCGTTCCAGTTTTTAAAACTACTCTACCTTGCTCACTTGTTGTATCTACATAATAATTTGAAGAAGCAAAAGTTGATGCTACATTACTATTATTATAATACTTAACATGAGTTACTGAAACTAAATTTGGTTTTGGTAATACAATAAAGTTTGAATTACTTTCTAAATCTGGTGCTGTATAAATTCCTTCTCTTAATTTTAAATCAGAGTAAAAAGGTAATCTATCTAATAACAAAGTTAAATCTTGTTGTGTTATTGCTCTACCTGTATAGGCTTCTGCCATATCTTGTGCTAAAAATATTAGAGATTCAATGAGTGCGTTTTCTGATGTATCAGAACTATCAATTCTTGCAAATAATTTAAAGTCAGCAATGCTAACTACATTTGTTGCCCAAGCTGTATCTATTTTTAATCCACTCATTGTTTAATCCTTATTTTTTTTTACCGAAAACTTTTTTAAGAATACTCTTTTCTTTTTTTTCTACTTTAGTTTCCATTTCAGTTACAACTTTTTTAGTTGTTTCTTTTGCTACTGATTCAGCTTTACCATTATTGATAAAGTTAGTAGCTAATTTCATTTGCCATTCTGAACTCATATCATGCACACTATCTTTTTCATAAGTCATAGTTAATGAACCAAATTGATTAGCACTAGCTATTTTTGTTTCTTTCATTTTTATTTTCATATTTTTCTCCTTTGTAAATTTTTAGTATCTTGGGGAAGTTCCACTCTCGCTTTCCTCCCCCAAAAAATATTATCCTAAGATAATTTTATTATCTATAAATTAAATTATAGATTAGCACCTTCTGCTCCTGGAGCATGAAGTAAGTTACCTTTAGCACCTGTTACACCAAAAATAGTACCAGTAGAGTGAGTACCTGTAAAATCAAGTACAACTCTAAAGTATCTTTTTGGTCCAACATAACCAATACCATAAACAGCATTACAATCGCCATCTGCATCAATTACTTGCCATATACCAGTACCACCAACAGTACCACCAGTAACATGAGCATTATTAGTAACTGCCGCAAAGGTTGTATTATCAGCACTATCTTGTAGTATCAATTCAACCTTAACAGTGCTACTGAAAGTAACTCCTGGAGCACCTACATTAACCATTGCCATTGCACTGTTTCCGCCTAATGTATCAACTCCAGCCGCATTAGTATCTGCGGCTTTAACGATAGCATTTAAACATTCAACAAGTTCAATGTTGTTTTTTAAATCAAACATTTTTTATTCTCCTTATTATTATTAATATTAATTACTGAACAGTAATTTTAGTTAAAGCTTCATCAAGAATAACCTGACCACCCACTCTTCTTCTAGCAATGTATCTTACATTACCTGACGAAGCTTGTGTGAAAGGATCTCTCATAATTGATAAAACAGTTCTATCAACAATCATATATCCTCTTCTGAAGTCACCAAAAACTACTGGAACACTTGCATTAGCAATCGCTGGCATGTCAGTACACTCAACAATAGGGTGTCCTAAAATATTAGAACCAACGCCCATAGCATATACACCTGGTTGGAAAACATATTGTCCTTCACCATCTTGCATTTTTCTAACTGCCGCAAGAGTTGATCTAGACAGAATGAAAGAACCATTTCTAGCATATTCTGCTTTTACATTGTGAGCCGCATTAATTAAATCATCTGCAACAAGAGAATCGTTATTTATTGTTGTTTGTGATCTAGTTACTGGTAAGCCAGTAAGAATACCTTCTGGTTGTCCTACTGATGTTCCAGATACGAATGCCGCACCTTCTGCTTTTGCAAATTGCTCTGTAAATTCAGAGTTCATTTCTGCTTCAAGATTGAAAACTGAATCTTCAAGTTCTTGTTCAGAAATATCAACTAAAGCATACATTTCGTGTGCCGCAATTTCTTCTAAACCAACTGTGTATCCAGTAGTTTCGCTTCTTGTACCTTGTTCAGCAACCCATTGTGCAGTGAACTCTCCAGTTCTTTTAGGAACTTGGATACTTCTTTGCGATGTGCTTCTGATTCTAGCAATTGATCTAATTGGAGAATATTCAACTATTCCTTTAATTAGTTCTCTTACATACTCAGGTGGAGCAAGGTAACCAGCTGTTGTATCGTTTCCAACAGTTAGAACTTTAACTTCATCTGGAGTTAGGTTTTCTTTACCTTTTCTTAACCATTTATCAAAAATTTGAACGTGCTTTGATTCCATTTTAGAATCGTTTGCAAATCCTGGTCTTGATATAATAGTTTCTAATTTAGCCATTGACTCTGCAGATTTCTTTTGTGCATCAGCTTGTGCTTTCATGCTTATTTCCATATCAGCAAATTTATCCATATCTTTTTCGATTTTAGATAACTTCGCTTCTGTTACTGGATCAGCATTGCCTTTAGATTCAACTTGTGCAAGTCTTTCGTCATTCGCTTCTTTGAAAGCCGAAAAAGTTTTTCCAAGAGTTTCAACAGCAGATTTTACTTCATTGTTGTCCATATTATTTCCTTTTGGTTTTATTGTTTAATTATATTAGCGACTTTATTTATTAAGTCAGCTAATTGTTGACTGTCACCACCAGCATCTCGCTGTGATAAAGATTCAGATAATGCTTTCGCACCAATCTTCGCCTCTGTTCGAGAAAGATTTCCTGCCTCACGCAAGATTTTCTCCCACTCTCGAATATTTTTAGCATTCCCTTTTACAGTTTCAATTAAAGCACTTTCATTCATTGGGAAAGTTACTAAACTGATTTCCATAAGATCAACTTCTTTAAGAGTTCTTACTCCTCTCTTATTTTCATTGTATCCTTGTTTCTCTGGGTCTGCTCTAAATCCTATTGACATACCATCTAACGCACCCATCTTTAAAAGTTCGTATGCTTCACGACCTTTTTGAGTACCCATAGCTAGTTGTCCTTTAACAAATAATCCTTTTGAATCTTCATACATATCTGTAAAGACTCCAATAGGTTCATCTGTCTTATGTTGATATAACATTTTAACTTTGCTTACTGGTCTATTTACTAATGATTTAGTAAAAGCACCTTTCTGCATTATATCATTACCTTGATCTTCGTTTCCAAATATAGAACCATAACCAGTAAATATTCCTTTATCACTTTCGGCTTTGATTTCTGATTCAAAAACTAATTTCTTTAATTCTGTATCGCATTGACATATGCCATCATCTTGGCAGACGCAAACACTTTTCATTGGTTTTTTCTTTTTAGGTTTTCTATAAGATGATGAATATTTATCTTCTTCTTCCTCATCATCATAACCTTTACTAATTGCTTCTTCATAAGAGTCATGGGTATTACATGGCATATAAATAGTTTCGCCATCTTTATCCATAGTGTGAGTTCCAACACAACCTATTTCTTTTGCTTTATCTCTAGCATCATCTTGATTATCAAATTGATCTTCTGCTCTTGCTACTTTTTGCATTTCAGGTTTTTTTGCTTTAGACGAGATAACATCTGTCAAAGATTTTATAGCTTCGCCCATTTTTTCAATATCGTTCATTGAATATTTCTCCTTTGTTTTATTTTTATATTGAGAATTACATACAGCTAATCTTTGCTCTGTTGTAGGAAATTCAGAAGTAGTCTTGTCATCTGACATACATCTACTCATGAAGTCCTCTCTCGTTTCTTTTTCTTTTGGTTTTACTAAAGGCATTATTTTTTAAAGTTTTTAATTAATCCTTTAATTTTTTTAATTACATGAAGTCTGTCATTAGTTTGACATAAACATATTCCGATTATTATTCCTACTATTAATTCCATTTTTATCTCCTATAAAAAATCAGGTGTAATATAAATTGATGCACACCTGCAGTTAATTGTATTACCAGCAGAACCTCTTGGATCTCCTGGATATTTTAGTCTTTCACCTCCAACAACAAAAAATTGTTTTAAATCAACTCTCTGTCCTGAAGCAATAGAATGACTTACTCTTGTTCTATTATCTTGAATAGCAACCCACTCTTTAACAGTGCCATCTATTTTCATATTTTCAGCAACTGCTTCATTTGCAAAACTTGCTACTCTATGAACTTCTGTTCTTGATATAAGGTTTGCTCTATAAACACCCATACCGATAACTGTATTCCTTAAAGCAACTCCTGTTGCTTCTACTGATAGACCATCATTATATGAGTTGTCAATAACTTTTGCCAATCTCTTTCTTGTTGTTTCATCTATCTCTCCTGCCCATACAGAAGTATTAAAATCTATAAATTCTGATAATTCTTTTTCAAAGTCGCTATCAAAATCTTTAGAAAAAAATCTTCCTAAA